GGCCTGAACCGCTTGCGGCTGATCTGGGAGAACAGCTGCGCCACGCTCGTGTAGTAGGACGTGGTGGACCCGACCCACAGCGTGGCGGCGGTGTTGTTGGTCGCGGTGTCGATGTGGAAGCCCTTGGTGGTGCCGCCGGTGATGATCCCGTTCGGGAACACGCCGGTGAGCTGCCCGTTGGCGCCGGAGCCGACGATCAGCTGCGAGGACAGCTGCAGCGCGTAGTCCGCCATCAGGTCCTTGAAGATGACCTGGTCGAACGCGACCGGGGACTGGTCGAGGATCTGCAGCGCGGCGTCCTCCTGCCCGGCGACGGTGCGGACCAGGGCGTTCACGAAGTTGTCGGTCATGTCGCGGCCGGGCACCGGGCCGCCGTCCGCCGTCTGCGGGCCGGTCGCGGCGCCGAGGACCACCCGGGGCAGGTTGATCGAGTCCGTCCCCGCCGGGAGTGGCAGGTTGAACCACTGGTCGGCGAACACCCGGCCCGCACGCAGGTACGGGATGTAGTCATCGACCAGCCACAGCGGCGGCACGAAGTACCCGCCGGAGCCGTCGGTGCGGTTCAGGGCGCGCTTCTCATAGACGGGAACGCCCTGGCCGATGAACCGGGCCACCGCCCGCTCTTCGCGCCGGCTGCGGGGCTGCATGAGCTGCTCGGTGCGGGCGGAGGCCTGCTTCTCGCGGGCCTCCCGCCGCTTCGGCATCTCGACGTCCATCTCGGTCGCGTGCCGCTTCAGCCGCTCCCTGGCGGAGTCCACCGACCGGTCGCCATCGCCGCCGCGGTTGAAGTCGGACCGGGCCAGGTCCAGCCAGTAGGACCGCATCGGCTGGTACCGGGAGTACGTCATCGGCTCGCTGGTGACCTGCACACCGCTGGCGCGGGCACCCGTGCCGTGGTCGTCCACCACACCCGCGCCCGGGTCACCGGCGCGGGCCGCCTGGGCACGCTGCTCACGCTGCCCCTGCTCGTCGAGGTCGTCCAGGCGCTGGTTCAGGGCCCGGATCTCGGTCATGTTCGCGCCGTACCGGGTGTCTTCCTCGGCCGTGGTCGCCCGGTTCGCCCCGGTCGCGGCCGAGAGGATCTCCCGGTTCGCGGTGATCAGCCCCGCGCGGCGGGTCTCCAGCTGGCTGGCCAGGCCTTCGTCGCCGGTCTCGTCGCCACCGGCCTGGAGCCGAATGGGGCGGCCGTCCTTGCGGTAACCGATGATCGAGCCCGGGAAGGGCAGGCTGCCAGGCATCCAAGCCTCCACGCAGAGATGACAGAAGGACCGGTGTGCTTCTCTGCGCGGAACGAGCCGGGTGGCCGCCTCAAGGGCGCCGGGCCGGGTATCCCTGGCTCACACCTGTTGTGCGGCCAGAATAAGTGATCGCTTATCGGCGGGCAAGCTCTTCGAGTTCCAGCTCGCGCGCCAGCAGCTCCAGCTTCCGGGGCGCGGCCATCTGGACCTCCGGCCCGGGGATGCCGGTCGCGTCATCCACGGTCACCGACACACCATGGCCGGCGTTGTGCTCCGGGTTGACCGCGTGGGCGTGCTCGTGGGAGTGGACGGTGCCGTCGGCGTGGGAGTGGGCGTGCTCATGAGTGGCCGAGGTGGGGTGCGGGATGTCGGCGTCGAAGTCCGGCGCGGACGTCAGGTCCAGGTCCTCGGCGGCCGATGCGCGCCGCTCCACCGGCCGGCCCGAGCCCTTCTCCTCGCCGAAGCCCGGCAGGGTGGTCACATCCACCCCCAGCTCCTTCGCCCGGCGGCGGATCAGGGTCTGGGCGGCCTTCCAGTCGCCGTGATGCGAGGCCGCGAGAGTAGCGGCGGCATGGAGCTGCTTGATGTTGTTGATGGGATACGATCCGTCCGGCAGCGAGTTGCCAGCCTTCTTGGCCTTGTCCCGCTCGGCCTGGGTGACCGACAGCAGTTCCACCGGCCGGCCATCGGCCCAATCGGAGTAGCCGCCGCCCGGGGCCCGGTACGGGATCACCCCGGCCAGCTCGCGGCCGCACTGATCGCAGTACTTCGCGTCGGTCGCGTTCATCGACAGGCAGGACTGGCACTGCTGGGTCTCGTCCTCACCCTCGGCCGTGGACTCGCCCGGCTTGCCCGGCATCCGGGTCCCGCACTGGTCGCAGAACCAGGCGTCGGCGTCGTTCGCCGACCTGCACTGCGGGCACGCGGCGTCCTCGCCCGGGCGGGCGGTGTACGGGGCGGTGGGCATCCGCCGCTCGGCGCCCAGCAGCCGCGGCCCGCCGATCGCGGCCGGGCGGCGGAACGACAGCTGCTCGACCGGGAACATGCTCGCGCCGGCGGTCGCCTGGTTCGCGCCGTGCACCACCGCGCACACGTCGCCGCGGTGCAGGTCCATCTGCACGACCGTCCGGTGCTCATACGCCGCGTCCCACGCCTGCTCCAGGCACACGAACGCCAGGCTCATCTCATCCAGGTCGCCGCGCTCCACCGCGCTGGCCAGGGCCCGGACCTCCTCGCGGCGGCCATCCATCGACGGCACATGCGAATGGGTGCCGTGGGTGTCCTCGGACAGCTTCATCGTCCCGGACTTCGTCCTCGCCAAAGGAATGCCGGCGTCGTTGTGGCCGATCAGGAACGGCACGTCCAGGTTCGGGTTGGCCAGGGACCGCTTCGCCGCCCACTGCGCCACATCCTCGGTGTAGGGCTCGCCGTTCTGGTCCCACATGTCGAAGTCGACGCCGTAGACGGCGGCATACCCGTTCCACTCGAAGTTCGACCCGGCCGCGGTGCCGTTCGGCTTGGCCCGCATCTCGATGTTGCCCTGCGCGAACCGCAGCCCCAGCCGCTCCGGCACGCCCCGCATCGCCATCCGGCACTGGCGGCGCATCTCCAGCCGGTAGTCACGTCCGGTCATCAGCCCTCCAGCTGCGCAAGGTCCTCTAGGAACACCTCAGGACGCCCGAGCTTCTCCCGCAAATCACGCAGCGACGAGGACAGGCCCTGGTGCAAGGCGGGCATTGGCGCCAGCGCGGCGACCGCCGCGATCTCCTGCCGCTGCGCGTCGGTGAGCGGCGGCATGTCTTCCATCTGCCGGATCTCCGACGGGGCGACCGCCCTCGTCCCGAGCATCGCGTGGTTCGTCCGCCACCGCGTGTAAATATCCGTCCGCAGCAGCGGCGACAGGTCGAACTTCACATACTGGCCGGCCGGGGTCATCGCGCCAAGCTTCCGCTCCCACCAGGTGATCCACCGCTGCATCGTGTACGTCAGGAAGTCCAGGGCCCGCTGCTCCACATTGCTGTAGGTGACGTTCTGGCCCTGCATCGTCACGCTGACCATCTCGGGCCACACCCGGAAGAACCGGCACACCTTCAAATCCGACATCCCCTGGGTGTCCAGGAACTGGGAGTCGTGCGGGTTCACCTGCACCTGCTGGTACTTCCACCCGCCCGTCATTACCACCGGCTCCCGCGAGCCGTGCACGGCGGCCATGAACTTCTGCTTGACCGTCTGCGCGTCGCCCTGGTCGAACTCGGCTTCGGAGTCATTGGTCAGCAGTGCGGACGGGTGGGCGCCGTCGTCGAAGAACCCGGCACCGAACTCCTCCGCGGACAGGCCCAGGCGCACCGCACGCTGCGCGTGCTGCAAGATGCTCAGGCCCGTCACGGCGCCGGCCATCCGGAAGATCGACCGGTGCCACACGGTGGCCGGGTCCTGCACCTGGCCGGAGTATTTGTACTCCGTGCTGCCGTCGGGCTGCTGGCGCACCTGCACCTTGCCGTTGTCCTGCAGCTCGATCTGCGCGGGGAACCCGAGCCGGTCCCGGGACAGGGTTTTGCCGTACACGTTCCCCCTGGTCAGCGCCACCGTCCCGGCCCACAGCCAGTCACCGATGTCCATGTCCGCGCCCGGCTGGTTCAAGATCACCGGCTGGGTGGGCAGCTTCGCCGGCGGCCCCGGTGCCCCGGCGCCGGGTGTCGCCACCCCGATCGGGGGCACCTTGTACGCCCACGGCTGCATCATGCCCATCATCGAGGCGATCAGGTCCTCGCACGCCCACACCGTCGAATGGCGGAACGCCTGCTCCGGCGACCCGGACCCGTACAGGTCCTCAACCGCGCTGAGGTGCGCGCCGATCGGCGGCTGGATGAAGCTCAGCTGGGCGATGCGCCGCTCCCGGGGAGCGCGCGATGCGGCGCGCTCGCGGGGGGCCGTGAACACGCCCACGGCCGGCTCAGAGCTGCCTGTCGGCCAGCAGGCCGAAGACGCCGGCCGTCAGGGCGGCGACGCCGAGGCCGGGCACCTGGTGAAACACCCCATGAACGATCATCGCAGCACCGATTGTGACACCCGCCGCACCCGCAACACCAGGCAGCGCGGCGCTCCACCGCATCAGTCTCCCCGCAACGGTCCCCGCCGGTCCGGCCGCCACCAGCGCCCACTGCCGGGCGGCCCGCCGCCACGACCCAGGGATGCGCACCGGGCCGCGCTGCCGGCCGGTGCCGCCGCAGTCCCGGCACGTCACCCCGTTGACCTCACGGCCGCCCGCGCACCCCCGGCACGGCGGCGCCATCCGCAGCGGGGCGGCCTCGGTAGTCATCCCGGGGCCGCCTCGCGCTCAGCCTTCTCCTTCTGGTGCCGCTCACGCCGCCTGGCTTTTTCGCGTTCCCGGTACTGCGGATCAGTAGCGATCCGCTCCGCCCGCAACTCCCGCCGCCGGGCGTTCAGTCGTTCCCGGTACTGCGGATCGGCATACCTCTGTCGCTGGTATTCGCGGCCTTTGGCAAGCTCGCGTTCCCGGTACTGCGGATCGGCATGCCTCCGCTGCCAGTACTCACGGGCCTTGACGAGCTCGCGTTCCCAGCGCTCCGGATCAGCCCGCATCTGCCGCTGAAGCTCACGCTTCCGTGTCAGCGTTCGCTCCCGCCAATCCAGCACCTCGCCGACCTCGGCGCGCAGGTGGAGCATGAACTCCAGCGCCTGGTGCTCGCCGAACCGCTCCCCGCAGAAGCACACGATCCCAGTCGTGACCTCGCGCAGCACCGAAGGCTTGCGCGGCCGGGGCGCGTTCTCCCTGGCCGGGCGCAACGACGACAGGTCGCGCTGATCGAGCGTGCGCTCGGCGCTCGACGTACCGACGAGCCTGCTACCCATCGCCCGGCCGCCTTCCGGTCACCTGCTCGTAGCAGTGAGCCAGCTCGGCCATGTTTGGATCGACCTCATCGCCGTCCAGCTCGTCTGCGTGATCCAGGAGAACGACCTCGACGGCCGCGAGCAGCCGCCCGGCGGCCGCAGCCGGGTGGGCGAGCCCGGCGTTCATCCCCGCGGCCAGGTCCATCGCGAAATGCTGGCCGCGGATGAACGGGACCTGGTTCATGGTCATCCCTGGGCCAGCGGGGCCTTCGCGTGACCGTTGCCAGCGGCGATCTTGGACGCGGCCAGGTCCCGCAGCTGCCGCAGCCCGTCCGCCACCTCGGCCCGCACAGCCTTCTCCTCCGGCCGCGGCGCGCCGATGCCGACCGGGCCGTGGTACAGCGGGCCCTCGCCGAGCAGCGGGCTGCGGCCGGTGATTAGCAGCAGCCACGCCGGGACCAGCCGCATGCCCTGCGGGGTCTGCAGGGGCGACGGGGCGAACGTCACCGCCGCGGCGTAGTCCTCACCGAACCGCTGCTTGCCCAGTTCGTCGAGGGCCCAGCCGAGGACCTCCGCCTGAATGTCCGCGGCCATCAGGGGATGAGTGCGCGCAGGAACGAGTAAGCGTCCCGCGCCTCCGGCGACTCCACGAACCGCAGCACCGTCTCGAACGCCGGGATCGCGTCGGCCGCCAGCTTCTGCAGCACGCCCAGGTGCGACGGGGCCAGGCCCGTCAGGTCCTTCGTGCCATCACCGGACGGGTTGTCAACTACCTGCGCCACAGCGGCCTCCTGGTTGTGGTGGGCACGATGGAACCAGTGCACCGTCTCATCGAAGAGATCCATGAAATCACCAGACCGTATTCGCCCAATTGATCTTAGCTGGCAGCCGCTTCAAAGTGTGGACGCCCATGCACAGCGCCACCGCCGAGTCGATCCGCCGCTTTGACTTGCCCTTGCTCAGGGTGAACCCGCGTTCCTGCGGGCGTTTCGCCGCCGCCAGTACCTGCCGGGCGAACTCCGGGTCACCGTCATGCACGATCGTCCCGGCCACGATCGCGTCGAACGTGTCACCGACCGCCGGGGCCATCAGCGTGGGGGTCTGGTCGAACTGGATCACCACCAGGCCCTCATTGTCCTCCAGCATCCGCGCGGGCAGCTCGAAGAACCGCGGGTCATACACCACCCCGCGGAACCGCTTGCCCAGCTCATGGCCGCGGTCGCGAAGGTACTCATACACCTCGAGGTGGTCGATCCGGCCGCCGCCAGGAAACCAGATCTTCGCCGTCGCCGCGATCCGCCCATCGCCCAGCAGCACCAGCTCGTCAACGGCGGTGGAGTCGCGGGTCAGGGACATGTCCACCGCGAGCACCGTGGGCTCGTCACCGGCCAGTGACCAGGTGCCCTTGCACTTCCCCCACGCCGCCGGGTGCTCCTTCAGCCACGAGTCCTCCGGGATCTTCTCCCACCGGTTGGCGTAGTACCGACCCCACTCGTGCCTGGGCATCTCCGGCTTGCCCCACTCATGCACCCGGTCCGCCGGGTTCCACAAGATCCCCGCCGCCGGGCTGGCCGCCCGGACCGCGGCGTACCGATCCTCTTCGACCTCGAAGTCCAGGTCCTCCGGGGCTTCCCAGCACTCGAACAGCAGCCGCGGATCCAGGCCTGGATCCTTCAGTACCTGCTTGCCGTGCTTGTACATCCCGCCGAAGAACGAGTGGTCCACGTCGAACCCGGCCGTCGAGATGTCAATGATCCGCCCCGGGCCGCGCTCCACCTTCCGCACGCCCACGACCTGGCCGCCAGCGTCCTTGACCGGGATCTCACAGCGCAGGTTCCGCTTGTTCGTGGACTTGCCGATCACCACGTGCATCCGGGCCCGGCCCGTCTCACCGATATCGCCCAGCTCGTGGACCTCGTCACACATGAACGTGCTCGGCAGCCCGCCCTCATTGGTGCCGGCCACCGCGGCGACCCGCTCGATCAGCCCGGGCCGGCCGTCCGAGCGGGTGATCTTCGAGTCGTACACCTCGAAGTAATCCCGCAGCGGCGACTCGGCGACCTTCCGGCCCGGGCCGCCGCACATCACCGACGCGGCACCGAACAGCTTGTTCGCCTGGTCCCAGGAGTTCGCCGCCATGACCACATTCGGCGACACCGGCGAGATCTGCGGCGGGCCGCCGACCTCCAGGGTGCCCACCGCGCCCATGAACGTCGTCTTGCCACCACCGGTCGCCTCGGTCCGCACCCAGTGCGTGTGCCGCCAGTGCCCGCAGCCGCCGCAGTACTCATACCACCGGTAAAGCGACCGCTTCTGGTCAGGGCGGAGCTTGATCTTCTGCCCGTACCAGTCACCCTCGCCGCAGATGCAGTACCGCTGGATCCACCAGACCGCCAGCGGGCCCTCCGTCGGCCACAGCGCGCCCGGCTCCGGGTGCCAGCCACAGTCAGGGCACGCGGGGTCAGTCGCCAACCCTGCGCACCTCGATGACACGGCCAGACGCCATATCGACCGAGAACTCATACAGGCCCGGCCCGGTGATCGGCTCCGGCAGCCTGAACGTCCGCATGCCGGTGCCTGCGCCAGCCGCAGTGATGTTCTTCATGGTCGCGCCTTCCGGAACCCGGATCGCTGGCGACGGCTTCGGGATCTCATCGACCGCCAGGCCCTCGCGCAGCCGGGCAGTCACGCGGCCATCGAGTAGCCCAGCACGCCAGATGGCCACCTGCATGCAATGCAGCAGGTCGGCCGCGCGCACCACGACCTCGCGATCCGGGCCGCTCTCGACGATCGTCACATCGGTCGTGCGCGCGTCATCCGAGCCGGGGATCTGGCTCATCGCTGTCACCTCCAGGGAAATCAGCCGACAGGTCCTGCAACTGCTTCTGCTCAGCCAGGATCGTGTACCCCAGCTTCGACCGGTTCAGTGGCCCGATCCCGAGCTGCCTCTCACACTCCGCCAACTCCGCCAGTGCCATCGCCCGGATCTCGAAGTAGGGCGACTTCACCTGCTGCCCCATGCTGCCGCTCGCCAGCGGCGACGTCCACGCCAGCGCGTGCGCCTTGACGGCGTCGTCTACGGCCAGGCCCCACCGGATCACCATGTCCCGGTCCGCCGGGAGCAGCAGCGACGGCAGCCGCTCATCGTCCCAGTACGCCTTCCACACCGCCCGGGTGTGCCGCTCCAGCGGATTCCCGTCCGGGCGCCGCGGCGCCGGGATGCGCGGCACCGGCACGGCCGCGGGGAGTACGGACTGCTGGCCGTTGCGCGAATCAACGGCCTGACCTGGGAGCTTCCTGACGCGCGGCATCAGTGATAGTCACCGTCCGTGACGCCGAGAGGGCCAAAAAACGGCCCGGGTGGTACCGGCGAGAGATTTAGGG